CGAAGCCTCCTGTCCCCCGCCGCGATGGCCGGGATGCACCGGGGTACCGCCCTTGGCGACGGCTTCCGCTATGCCAAGGGCTGGCGCGAGGGGCGGATCGGCCCGGCCCGCGCGCTGCACCACGGCGGCATCCTGCCCGACTTCCGGGGCAAGATGATCCTGTTGCCCGATCCGGGTGCGGCTGTCGTCGTCCTCACCAATGCCTCGACCCTGATGCCGCTGCCCGCCCAGCCCACCAGCCACCGCCTGGCCGACGAGATCGCCGCCTATCTGGCGGGCAAACCCCTTGCCTCTGGCACCCTGTCCTTAGGCACCACGGTTTTTTTGCGGTCTGGGCCGGTTTGGCGCTCTTGTTTGCCAGCCAGGTCAGGTCGCTTTGGTCGCGGCCAAGCGATACGATCACCGCCAGGCGGAGACTTTCAGGCCCGATCCTTGACCTGGCCGTGGCGGCAGGTCTGGTCACCGCACCGCCCCTCCTGATCGGCCTGTCCTGGCCGGACTTGTGGGCCGGAAGCCCGGATCTGGTCATCTGGACAGGTGCAATGGTGTGCCTTGTCTCCGGTTTTGGGGTTCTCGACTTGTGGCGGTTCTTTTCACAACGGCGCGACGATCAGAAGTCCGTTTCCAGGTAGACCCCGGCGCAGTCGTAGGCGACGGCGGCGGCTGTCGCGCCGGTGTTCAGGAACAGCCGCGGCGACAGGAACTGCGGTGCTGCCGGAAGGTCCGCGGTGATCTCCTGCTCGAAGACCGCGCCGGAGACCTTGTCGACGACGCGCACCCAGACGGATGAGCCGTTCGGTGGTGCCGCGATGAACAGGGTCAGCACGCCGCCCGTCGCGATGGTGAAACTCGTCCCCATGTCGGTCAGGCTCGGTGCTCCGGTGCCCTCATTTGTGACAAGCTGCCAGCGGGTGTGGGTGCCGCGCTGGAAGCCGATGCCGATGCAGTTGATGGCGGTGGCCAGCGTCAGCGTGGTGGCGAGCGCGGCCGTCGATCCATAGAGGCCGAAGAACCCCATGCCTGTGGCTTGCAGGGTCGTCAGCGAAATCCGCGTCACGAAGGTCCAGCCGCCCAAGCCCGACGCGTTGCCGCGCCAGCAGGCCCAGCCTGCGGAACGCTGGTCGGCAACTGAGTCCACGACAGCCGCCGATGTCAGGCGCCAGCGCCGCATCGAAGCGGCGAGGTTCGTGGCGGCCAGCGTCGGGTGCGAGACGGTGCCGACCGAGGTGATCGGCAGGCCTTCCGTGGTGATGGTCGTGGTGACCGAAGGCGACCAGGTCGCGATGCGGTTCACGCCGAAGTGCGGCTGGAGCGGGAAGTCCCGGCCCGAGGGGCGCATGACGTCGATCCATGGCGCCCCGGCCCGGCTGCGGGCATAGACCGAGGCCTTGCCCGCGGGCGGCGGGGTCGGCGCTGCGGCAAGCCCCGGCATGACCGTGGGCTGCGGCAGTTCCACCTGGCCGCTGGTATGGTCGATCCGGATCGCGTCGTAGAAGGCCGAGCCATCCGGGCTAACCTTGAAGCTGAAGTCGTCGTTGCCGAGGAGGCCGATCAGCGCGCGGGTGGAGAAGCCGGTCTTGAAAGCGAAGGCGGCGTCGTTCGCCGGGGCCGCCTTGTTCACCGTGGCCTCGATGCCCGCGCCCGCGTTGTTCAGAAGGACGGCAGGCGTGTTGACCGACACCCGGTTGTAGCTGTCGGCAGTTGCCCCGCCGAGGCCCAAGAGCTGCGCGGTCAGGTTCGCCTGCGGCATGCCGACCTGCGTGACGGCATTGGCGAAGGTGACGGTCGGCGTGTTGATGACGGTTGTCCCGCCCGCTCCAGCCGTGGCGGAGCCGATGTTGACGACGGTGGTCGACCCGGAGGCACCACCGGTGCCGATGTTCACTGTCTTCGTGACGCCCGTGGTCGTGGCCCCGGTGCCCATCCCATAGGTGGCGGTCGTGGTGGCCGTGCCGATCGAGGCGCTGGCCGCAGACACGGTCACGGTTCAGGACGCCGTGAGCGTCCCTGAGAAGGTCTTGTTGCCAGAGAAGGTCTGCGTTCCGGCGAGGATCGCCAGTTCGGATGAAGTGTTTGGCAGGGTGAAGCTGCGCGTCGTGCCCGCGCTGATCCCCGCCAGCGAGAAGGTGGCCTTCTTCGTCGGGTCCACATCGTTCACGAGGCTGAAGACTGCATCCGAGACGTCGCGCGGCTCGCCCACCACCTCCCAGGCCGCGCCGGTCCAGACGAGGAACAGGCCCTCGTCCGCGATCCAGACCAGCCAGCCTGTGCGAGGCACAAGCCGAATCCACGCGCCGTCGACCCAGAAGGCGATGTTCAGGTCCCACCCCGCCCAGAGGCCAGTCGCCCCCGAAGCGACAAGATGCCGGTTGCCGTCGACCGTGCTTGCAGGCGGCGCGGTGCGCGTCCGGTCGAGAACGGAAAGCTGCACCATGGCGTCGAGCAGGCGCAGGGCCTCGTTGTGGGTGACATGCTTCTGGGCTTGGGCCGCCAGAAGGTAGGGCAGGCCCAGATGGGTCGTGGTGTCTGACATGGGGGTTCCCGTGGGTTGGGATCAGAATTGCAGCGTGACGGCTGCGGGCGTGCCGCGACCGAGGCGGTTCGAAAGCTGGTAGATGCGGAGCGCCAGCGTCTGGCCTGGGCCGAGGGCTGCGCCCCAATCGGCGCTTTGCTGGGCGGCGGTGTAGAGGACGAAGGTCGTGCTGCTCGTCAGCGTCCGCTTGATCGCGGCCCCGTCGAGGATCTGGATGTCATAGGCCTCGACATCTTCGGCCATCGGCACTTCGACCTGCTCCCAAGCATCCGCGACCAGCGCGCGGGATCGCCGTGTCCAGCGAATGATCAGATCGCCCGGGCTGCGCGCGGTGCGCCACGGTTGCTCGATATGGACCGGGGCGAAGGGGACAAGGCCCCGTCCGGTCGGGGTGAAGCCCAGCGCAGCATAGCTGTCATCCGTGACGGAACGCGCGGCCGGGCCCATGCGCCAGTTCCACGGAAGGCCAAGGTCCGCCTCCGCGATGGGCAGCGACGCCAGCGTTGCATCCAGCACTACGACCCGTGCCCCCGCCGGGGCCGGGTTGCCCATGGCATGTTCCGTTCCGCGCTGGCCGCGCAGGAGGCGGGTCAGGCGATAGCGGCCAGCGGCGATCAGTTCGGCTTGGCCAGCCTGAACGATCTCCCAGAACCCGGCCGCCGTCTCCACGGCCAGCGCATTCGCCCCGCCGCACAGCGCGACGTCCGCCACACTCTCGAGCGTGCCCGACAGGAGATCGACGACCAGCGCATTGCCCAGATCGAAGCGCGAGGTGGGCCCCGGAAAGAAATCGAAGGCCAGCGTGCCGATCCGCGCCCGAGTGCCGAAGGTCGTCAGGAGGTTGAACCCGTCGGTGGACGCGCTGCGGAAGACGGCGATCTGGCCCGGCCAGGGGCTGGTATGGGCGGCGATCAGGGGGCGATGCGCGGGCTGGTCCTCGCTGATCTGCGGAAGATCCAGCATCACAACTTCGGGCGTGCCGAAGATGACGGGGCTGGCGAGCGAGGCCGGGCGGGGATCGCCGGGCGGCAGGTCATAAGCCGCACGATCCTGGCGCACCGCCTCGATCCCGCGTGCCTCGGCATCGGCCACCGAGACGAGACGGAATTCCACCTCGCGGCCGTCATGCGCCAGCCGGATCACGTCGGCAGGATCGAGGGCGAGGCGTGAGGGCGGCAGACGGAAGGTGGCACTTTCCCGGCCGATCCACGCTTCCATCAGCGCGCGGCGGCAGCGGCGTTCGGCCTCCTCGGGCGGGATCGCCATGGGGAAGGACTCGGACGCGATCCGGGTCGTGTCGACGGTGATGCGGCGTGCCTCGACCAGCGCGGCGTCATAGTCCTCATCTGCTCGGGCGACCTGCCACTTCAAGGCCTGCGGCAGCTCGGTCTCCTGGCCGCGGGTCAGTTCGAAAGCCTCGCCTTCACGACGGGCCACCAGATCATCCACTGTCAAGGTGAGGCTCGATGCCCGCCCGCGCATGATGAAGCGGATCACGCCTTCGGTCTCGATCGCGTCGAAGCCGAAATGCCGGGCCAGGGTGGAAATCGACGCCCGGGGGCTTTCCAGCGCGCCGATGACATAACCCTCGACCGCGCCCCAGAGGCCCGAGACGTCGATGAGGTCTTCCGCCAAGCCTGCACGCAGGCAGAGATGGCGCACGAGGGCGGCGAGAGACACCGCGCCCAGCCGCCCCGTCAGCCAGTGCCCGAGCCGCCAGTTCGGGCCGTCCGTCCAGACGCCGGTCAGTTCCGGGAAGAACGGATAGGGTCGAGCGTCCCAGGTCCAGGCGGCGCATTCGGGGACATGGACCATCCGGCCACCGTAGACGGCCGACGTCGGGTTGTTCGCGCCATGACCCCACCAGAGATAGCTGGCCTCCAGATAGGCACGCTGGATGGCATCATCGCGCCAGCCGCGCGAGAAGTACGAGGTGAAGCTCTCCGAAGACTTGGGGTCGAAGAAGACATTCGGCTGGTTCGTGCCCCGGTCGATGGCGGGACACCCCAGTTCCGTGAACCAGACCGGCTTGGACTGCGGCACCCATGCGGTGGGCGTGCCGCTTTCGATCCCGCCTGGTCGGTTGAAATGCGGGTTCGACCACCAGGCGCGCAGATCCTTGTAGCGAAAGACCCAGGGCTTGCCCGCAGCACCGTCGGTGATGGGCGTCCGGATCTGGGCCGACCTGTCGGCGGCGCTGGCATAGAACCAGTCGAAGCTTTCGCCGCCTGCGATGTTGGCCTGCAGGTAGCCGCGATCATGGATCGCGGGCCAGCCTTCCAGGGCATCGGCATGGTCGAAGCCATCCCGCCAGTCGGAGAGCGGCATGTAGTTGTCGATGCCGATGAAGTCGACATTCGCATCCGACCAGAGCGGGTCGAGGTGGAAGTACACATCCCCGGTCCCGTCGCCGGGCTGGTGGCCGAAATACTCCGACCAGTCCGAGGCGTAACCCACCTTGGTGCCCGGCCCGAGGATTGCCTTCACATCGGCCGCCAGCGCCTTGAAGGCGGTGACGGCGGGATAGGCGCTGGCGCTGGACCGGATCGTCGTCAGGCCCCGCATCTCGGTCCCGATCAGAAAGGCATCGACCCCGCCCGCGACGGCACAGAGATGGGCGTAATGCAGGATCATGCGGCGCAAGCCCCAGTCGCCCGCAGGGCCGGTCCAGCTGACCGTGTCGCCGGAGATCGCGAACTGCGCCGGGATGGCCGCGCCGAAGAAGGCAGAGACCTGCGTTGCGGCGGCGGCGGTCTTGTCCGCGGTCCCCGCAAAACCTGCAGCAGGGGAACAGGTGATCCGCCCGCGCCACGGGAAGCTGGGCTGGCCCGGCGTGGCGGCATTCGCGCTGTAGGGGTTCGGCAGCGTGTTGCCGGGCGGCACGTCCATCAGCAGGAAGGGATAGAAGGTGACGCGCAGCCCGCGTGCCTTCATCTCGCGGATCGCCTGCACCACCGCGAAATCCGCAGGTGTCCCGCCATAGACCGGCCGGTCCTCGGCATCACGGCTAACCAGATGGGCCGCAGCCCTCGCCACGCTGTTCACCGTCCAGACCTCTGGGCTGGTGATCTTGGTCGCCACTTCGACGCCGGGCTTGATCGTGCAGTTGCCCGCGCGCAGGTCATTGCCAAACCAGGCGACGACGAGGCTGACGCTTTCGACGGCCGGGGCCATGGCCTGCAGCCGATCGAGCGCCACGACGATATCAGCCTCATCGGGCAGCGCGTTCAGGTTCTCGGCCGAGGTCGTCCCACCTGTGGTCTGGCCGAAGACCGTGGTCGTCGCCCCGACTGTCTTGCGCACGGCTTCGGTCGCATAGGTGAGCTCGCCCGAGGCGGGGATCATCGTGACCGCCTTCACCAGCCCTTCGGCGGTGTCGGGGTCGGCAAGCGGGCGGAACACTTCGAACGACAGCTGCGGCAGGCGGTTGCCGTAGGTCGAGAGCGGCAGTTCCTCGAAGACGACATAGGCTGTGCCACGGTAGCCGGAGGTGTTGGCGGCGCCCATCTTCGCCGAGATGAACGGGTCGGCTGTCTGGGTCTCGTTGCCGGGATACCAGCGCCAGGTGATCCCCGTCATGTCGAGCGGTTTGCCGTCGGCCCAGATGCGGCCGATGCCGGTGATCGGCCCCTCGCACAGCGCCACCGCAAAGCTGGCATAGTAGAGGTATTCGGTCGTCTGGACCCGGCCGCCGCCGCCACCCTTTCCGCCGCCCTGCGTGGTGGTCTTCGTCTCCTCCCGGAAATCGGTGGCCCAGATGATGTTGCCGCCGATGCGCATGCGGCCGTAGAGGCGCGGAATAATGGCGCCCTCGGTCGCTGAGGTGATGCGCAGGCTGTCGAGCCGCTGGCCCTCGATCTTCTGTGCGGGCGCCAGCGAGGACACGATCCAGCTGTCGACCACCGAGCCGATGGTCGAGCCGATGAAGCCGCCGATGGCTGCCCCGGAAAAGCCGAGGAGTGAGCCGGCGTCCGCCACCGGTCCGAGGGCGGCGGCGAACCCGCCAAAGGCCCCGCCAATGGCGGAACCGACGGCGCCGAGGACGAGCGTGGCCATGGGAAAATCTCAGCGTGCAGGGAACAGAAAGGCGAAGGCGATGCGGCGACGCCAAGCGGGCGTCAGCGGTTCCTCAATCACGCCAAGCCGTTCGTAAGCGTGGAGGAAGGTGTCGGGGCTGGTGAGGATCCCGACATGCTTGGCGATGGCGCGGGGCATCATCCGGAAGAGGATCAGCGAACCTGGTTCCGCCAACGGCACTGGAACCTCGGGCATCATCTGTCGCGCCCCGTCTGCCAGCACCTCGCGCGGCCCGGTCTCGCCCCAGTCGCGGCTGTAGGGCGGGATCGGGAACGGCTCCGGTCCCACCACCTCGCGCCAAATGCCGCGCGCGAGGCCGAGGCAATCGCAACCGACCCCGCGCAGGCTGGCCTGGTCGTGGTATGGGGTGCCGAGCCAGGTTCGCGCAACGGCGATGGTGCGGGCAGGATCGGCGGCCGGAACTGACGGGGTCACAGCACCGCCCCCTCGTGACCGCCATCCCTGGTGGCGTAACGCAGCACGGCATCCTGCCCGGGGATGTGCGGGAAGCCTCGGAAGTTGGCGACATTGGCGAACTTTGTCCCGCAGGTGGCGATCCGCTTGTCGCAGCCCGCCCGGACCACGAAAGCATCCGTCGCCGTGATCGGCCGCACTGGCGCTTCCAGCAGGGTCAGGATCGCCACCCCGTCGATGAGGTCGTGCGATAGCACCTCGACCCGCCGCCCGGCGTTCGCCCCGGTCGACCATTCGACCAGCCCGAAAGCGAACCAGCCTGCCGTGAAACTGCCGAGGCCGTTGGCGGTGAACGCCCGGTCGCGCAGCACATCTATAACCGCGCCGTTTCCCCTGAAGGCCGGGGCGTCGAGGTTCACGCCGCAGCGCGCATCGCCCAGCGCGGCGTCACAACTCGCCTGGAACGTCCGCCCGACCGTCTGGCCAAGGATGTGCGCCAGCGACCTCACCTCGGCCACGAAGGCCAGCCGCCCGCGCCGGATCTGGCCGATGGCCCCGCGGCGCAGACGAACGCGCTGCGCAGGTGCTGCCCAGTTCACCCGCCAGACCTCGACTGCCGCATTGTCCCATCGGCCGTCGAGAATGTCTGTTTCTGTGATCCGGTCGGAGGACAGCACGCCTTGCGCATCCTGCGCATCGACCGAGAGGTCAGACCCCGACCGCACCTCGGACGCCGTCAGCCCGCTTTCCGGTTCGAACTCGGTCCCGTCGAACGACAGGGTCCGGTCATGATCGGTGAAGCCGAAGGTGACGCCATCGGCGCGGCTGATCCGCCAGCACCAAGCGAGAGTGGTCGTGCCCTCGTCCAGATGGGCCTGCAGCGCGGGATGGAGGGATTTCACTTGCGCCCCCAGCCGCGCCAGAGCGAGATCGAGGCCAGCGCCGAGGAGACGACACCGCCTGCCGCGCCGGTCAGGTCGTAGAGGTTGAAGGGCCTGAGGTCGAAGGTTCCCGTAACCAGGTCGAAATCGGCCAGCCCCGCCATGGCGAGGCCGGAGGCGACAAGGCAGGCGAGATAGACGAGGCCACGAGCGAGGGTCCAGTTCATGTCGTTTCCTTTCGCGTGAAGAGGCTGGCGAGCCGCTGCCACCAGCTGGGCTTGGTTGCGGGTTGGGCGGGAGGCGGCATCGGCGTGCCGGTCGGGCGCAGCAAGGCCAGGGCCTCGGTCTCGCTGAGCCGACGGATCGGTCGCGAGAAATCGACCCGGCTATTGCGGTCGACCGACCAGACCAGGATCGTGCCGGTCGGATAGCGGCCCCCGGCGAAGAGATCGCGTTCGGCCTCGCGGCGCGTGCGGATCGCGGCAGGACGGAGCCAGCCCATGAAGGCCGCCGCGGCCGCCATGCGGTCGCCTGCATTCAGGTGCCGTGTCAGCGCGGCCTTGGCGATACCGCCGGTGTTGTAGTGGAAGGACACCAGCGCATCGAACTCGTGCGGCGCGAGCGGCACCTTCACGGCGCGTAGCACCTCGGCCTCGTAGGCGGCGAGGTCGGTGCGGAAGAGCTGGAACGCCTCGCGGATCCCGGCCTCAAGATCGGCGGGCATGCCGCGCTGCATCTGCGCCGGATCGGGAGGACCAGCGGCGGCCGTGTGGCCGATACCGAAGGTCCAGATGTCCTTCACATCGAGATAGGGGCCGGGCACAACGCCTTCGTGCCGGATCAGGGTGAGACACCCCCGGTCGGTGGTCCGCATGGCGTTGGTCCTTCTGGAAAATCAGGGAGCTTCGTGGCGGCGCTCGAGCGCGGCGGTCAGCGCCTCGATCCGGGCGAGGATGTTGGCGATCCGCTCGTCGATGACCGCGATGCGGCGGTCGGCCTCGACGATCTGGCGGTGGTAGAGGGGCGAGGTGGAGAGAAGTTTGGCCACCCGCGCCTCGAGCGAGGTCAGGCGGGTGTTCTGCGTTCCCGCCCACCAGATCGCCGCCCCGCCCTGCGCCGACAGCGCGAGGGCAAGGCTCAGGTAGGCGGCCAGTGCGCCCATGCGCACGGTCGTGGGTTCGGACATGGGATCGGTCCTTCAGAGGTGGAGTTCGATGAGGGGGATCGAGGTGATCGAGCCGTGGTGTTCGAGGTCGAGGGTGACGTCGAGGGCGTCGGTGTCGAACCGTACGGGGACGTCGAATTCGAAGCCTGCGGTGATGGCAACGCCTGCGGCCGGGGCCGTGGTGAATGTGATGAGGCCGGTGGTCGTGGAAATTGACCAGCCAGAGGCTTGCGTCGCGCCGTTCAGCGCAATGGTGACGGTCCCGGCGACGGGCTTGGTGATGGCCCGGGTCCACGTTTGCGCGCCGGAGGCGTAGCGCTTGGTCAGCTGAAACAGGGTGGCCGCCCCGTTCCCGGTGCCAATGGGCTGATCGGTCGGACCTGGCGACTGCGACGGCAGGCAAGACTTGAAGTCGGCCCAGTCCTTGAAGCGGAAGCCGTGCAGGCGGCCATTGCGGGCCTCGAAGAAGGCGACCACCGCAGCCAGATCATCGGCGCGGCGGATGCCGTAGGCCACGTCGTAGCGGCGGCGGCTGTTGGCCCAGCTGGCGTTGCGTTCTTCGGACCCGCTCGCCAGTTCGACGATCTGGGTGCGTCGTTCGGGGCCGCCGCGTGCCCCACGGCTGATGTTGTCCGGAAACCGGACTTCGTGAAACGCCATCACATCCCCCTTCGGCCCAGCGACACGGCGCGGGCGATGTCACTGGCCACTTGCGTGCGGGACTGGCGGAAGCTCTCGGCGTCGCGGGCGTTGATCGTGACATTGACGGTGGACGCACCCGCCTGGCCGTAGCCTGCCGCCTCCCGGCGAGAGAGAACCCGCTCGCCACGCTGCAGGATCGCGGGCACCTCGTCCGGGCGCAGACCGGCCCAGCCGCCATTGTGCATGCGCGGGGCATTGGCGAAGGCCAGCGCCGGGACCATCCGGCCAGGACCAGGGACGCCGACCATGCCGCCCGCGTGCAGGATGTTGGCGAAGATGCCACCCGCCCCGCCCAGCGCGGCGGAGAGCGCATTTGCAATCGGGCCGAGGATGAAGCGCCGCGCGGCGAGCTTGGCGAGGTCGACGATCATCGAGGTGACCAGGTCGCGGAAGTCGAGCTTTCCGGTCTTCACGAAGTCACCGATGGCATTCTCGGCGCTCTGGAAGGCCCCGACCAGGGCCTGGCCGATATCCCCGCCGATGTCGCGCGCCTTGGCGGCATAATCGGCCAGCGCGGCCGTGACGGCTTGCCAGCCGGTGAGGGCCGTGTCCGCGCCCTCGGCCGCAGCAGCCCCAGCGTCACGCGCGGCACCGCCCGCGCCCTCTGCCGCGGTGGCCGTGTCGTTCAGCCCGGTGGTCAATGCATCGGCCGAGGCGGCCGCATCCGCCAGCGCGGTCTCGGCCTCGGTCCCCGTGCCAGTCACCGCATCCTTCAGCGCCTGCCAGCTGGCGAGTGGCCGACCGGCAGCATCGGCGAGCATCCCGGCCGCCTCGCGATAGCCATCGGCCCGGGCGCGGGCGTCGTCGG